GACATCATTATCAATTACGGCTCAAATTTTGGTTTAGAAAAGACTGCATCATCAGCTTCTTCAATTGCGCTTTATGGCTACAAAGGTGAAAGCATTCAATCGACCATTCATTCAGCTGTGGATGCTCAAGCTGTGGCAGATCGATATATTGCTCAGAGAGCTTTTCCTTTACCAGTATTTCAAAGCATTACTTTCCCATTAACAAATCCTGAAATGGACAACTCTGATCGAGATAACCTTCTTGGGGTCTTTATGGGTCAGCCGTTAAACATACAAAATCTACCTACCCAGATTTCAGCTGGTGAATTTTCTGGTTATGTTGAAGGCTGGAGTTGGAGCACTAGATTTAATGAACTATTTTTAACAATCAATCTTTCACCAGTCGCATTTAGCCAGGTATCCATGCGTTGGAATACCACACCAATTACCGAGCGTTGGAACACGATAGAGACGACTTTGACATGGGAATACGCTACAATCGTAGCCTGATAATAGGAGAATAATGGCAACCACTACTAACTATGGCTGGACAACACCAGATGACACCGCGCTGGTTAAAGATGGAGCAAGTGCTATTCGCTCACTTGGAACTTCTGTTGATACAACAACCAAAGCATTAAATCCCGGAACTACTGCTGGTGATTTAGATTATTACACAGCTTCAACAACTAAATCTCGAATTGGTATTGGAACAAACGGACAAGTATTAACATCAAATGGATCTGTTCCTAGTTGGCAAACACCAGCAAGTGGTGTAATTACTTGGACAAATAGAATTACTGGTGATGGAAATCAATTTACTAACATTGCATATAATGGAACAAATTTATATGTTGCGGCAGGTTATAACGGAAAATTATATTCATCAGCAAATGGCACAACATGGACTTCTCGGACATCAGGTTTTGGCACAAACAGAATTCAAGATGTTTCTTTTGGTAATGGATTATGGGTTGCTGTTGGAGAAAATGGAACTTTAACAACTTCCACAGATGGAACAACTTGGACTGCAAGAACATCTAATATGGGAACAGACACTATTTACGCAGTTCTTTACGCTAATTCACTTTGGGTAGCCGTAGGTAGTGGTGGTGGATCAACAAACACTGGTGGTATTATTTACTCGTCAGACGGAACAACTTGGACTAGAAAATCGCAAACTCCTACAGTAGGCACTAACTATTATACAGTTAGTTGGAATGGAACTAACTGGTTAGTCGGAACAAATATTTCTACCAATAATTATATATATGCAACAACTCCTTCGGGAACTTGGACTGCTGCCGTTACTTCTGCTGCTGGTACTATTGGACAAATTTACTATGATGGAACTAGAAACATTTGGAGTGATGGAACCAGTGTTTATTTTTCAACTGGCACGACATTAGCATCAGCAACTATTTACTCAAGCGTAAGTGTTGTTGCTGGAAATGAAACTGTTAAAGGCTACCTAAAATTTTACAATAGTGCTTTATACAGGTTTGGTGTTGGTTTGCAAAGTTATACAGGACTTTCTGGAACATATGTATCGCCTAGTGCTATAACATTTTTACCAACAGCAACATTAGCTTCTGCTGGGACAAGTTTTTCTGGCGGAAGTAATAGTGTTGGAAATTTTGTTGGTGCAATTGGTTACATTGCAACTGATTCTGTTGGCAGACTTTACACTTCATTCTAAGGAGATATAAATGACATTAACTTATTCTGTAACAGATGATTTCAAAGTCATCATTAAAAAAGGCACAAAGAAAATTGATGAAGTAGGCGCATTTGATTTAGCAGAAGGTGCTGAATTATGGGGTTCTCAAGTTTGTGCAAAATACAATTCTACCGAATACGCAGGTATTGAGTATCCAAACAGTTTGCCCACACAAGCTGACTAATGAAAGCTTGGTTATCTAAGGCTGCTGTTCAGTTAAGAGAACAAACTGATGACTGCTTCCCTGACAGGGATCGTAAAAGTGATGGATGGATTGCTTCTGTATCACACTTATCAAGAGCCCCAAAGTCCGATCACAACCCTGATGAAAAAACAGGATGTGTCAGAGGACTGGACATTTCTGCTGGGCTTTCTAACGATAAAAGGGTTTCAGCATATTTGGCAGATCAGATTAGATTGTATGGGAAACATCAAGGCCGTATCTCTTATGTAATCTTTGAGGAGAAAATAGCCTCACCTTTACTTGGTTGGAAATGGCGTAAATACAAAGGCATCAATAAACACAATCATCACATCCATATCAGCTTCAAAAAAGATCAAGACAAAAATTCAGAGTTCTTTGACATCCCACTACTAGGAGGCAAGTAAATGAAACTAACAAAGAAACACAAAGCAGCAATCAAGTCATACTTGAGAGCTGTTGCAGCTTCTGGAATAACTGTGGCTCTTGCCATTGTGGGAGATATAAAGCCTGAATACGCAATTCTGCTTGGTTCTTTAATCGCTCCACTAATCAAAGCCATTGATCCTACTTCTGCAAAAGAGGTTGATTATGGTATTGATGGCAAATGACACCCAACGATTGGGTTTCTATCGCCGTTGGCGGATGCGCCTTATTAACAAGTTTATTGCTGGGTCTGCGCTTTCTTATTAAAGGTTGGCTTAATGAACTTAGGCCTAATGGTGGCTCTAGCATGAAGGATCAAATAACAAGACTTGAACAGCGTGTCGATGATCTGTTTGTCTTAATCAGTAAGTCATAATTTTAATTATGGCGAACACACGCAAACCTTCTAAACGCAAAAAGATCAATAAGCGTATCGTTCGCCATTCTCCTGAGCCGTTAAGTAAGTTAGATCAACATTACACAGCTCTGCATGAATGCTATAAAGCAGCTCGTAAAGCAGGATTCACGCCTGAACACGCTTTTTGGCTTATGACTGAACATAAGACTTTTCCTGATTGGATCGTAGGCGATGGCGGAATTATTCCTTCCATAGATCCAACTGACGATGAGGATGACGATTAAGCGTTACTTAGTAATAAGTGATTTACAAATCCCATACCACCATGAAGCAGCAGTTAAGAATGTCATCAAGCTGGCAAGGCGTGAGAAGTTTGATAGCGTTCTATGCGTTGGCGATGAGATTGACTTTCAAACCATTTCTCGATGGGCTGAGAAAACACCTTTGGCTTATCAGCAGACCCTTGATCAAGATCGCACAGCTACTCAAGAGATCCTTTGGTCATTAACTGAAAACGCTAAAGAAGCGCATATTGTTAGATCCAACCATACTGACAGGCTATACAACACACTATTAAAAGTTCCGGGCATGTTATCCCTGCCTGAATTGCAATACGCCAAGTTCATGGACTTTGATAGTCTAGGCATAACCTTCCACAAATCATTTTATGAGTTTGAAAAAAATTGGATATTAGCGCATGGGGACGAAAGTAATGCAAATCCCAACGCAGGCTTGACTGCCCTAAATTTGGCTAAAAAGGTCGGTAAGAGCGTAGTTTGTGGGCATACCCATAAATTGGGTATATCATCGTTTTCTGAGGGCTTAGGAGGCCAATACAGGACGATTTATGGCATAGAAACTGGAAACTTAATGAACAAAGCCAAGGCGACTTACATAAAAGGGATCGCTAACTGGCAAATGGGTGTAGTAATTTTAGACTGGGATGGCAAAAACATGACTCCTACGCTTATTCCAATTAACAAAGATGGCTCATTTACAGCTCTTGGAAAGTCGTATGGAGTGTGAAACAGACTATAAGCCACGCACAATTGATGATCATATCGATGCAGTTGAGGCTCTTGGCTTTATCTAATCGTTATAAAACACGCCGAAAGTAATTAACCACGCCTACTTGATTTAGGTCATACTTTGTGTATTCACAGATTGCCTGTGGATATGTAAGGGAGCAACATGACACTAAAAGAAGCTGGTCTATTATGGGTTGCAACAATGGTTGCATTCATCTGGGCTTATGGAATGCACGAAAGCGCAAAGCAGACTTATTACTGGCGCGGTCGCAAAGATGGCTGGGATATGCATCGTCGAATGATTGATTCTAAATCAAAGTCAGATGAAGTATTTGATTATGACAAAAACTGAAACCCTGTTTGATGAGGTCATTACTACGATCCAACAGCGTGGAAGCGTTTATGGACATCCGTATTACAACCATAAACGAATTGCGGGCTTATGGTCTGCTTATCTCGACTTCCCAATCACACCACACCAAGCTGCATTATGTATGGCGTTGGTCAAGGTTTCTAGGCTTAGTGAAACCCCAGATCATTACGACAGCATCAAAGACTTCATCGCCTATGGATCTGTCTATAAAACTGTGCTTGATGCCGTCCAAGACGAAAACTGGGAGGACTAATAATGGCTTTTAATCTTGAGGATTATGAGGATGTGGCTACTCTAAACAAATGGTTTATTCAAAACTTTCCGCTTGGTAGATCAGACATATCAGTCATTAGCCATGATCCTGAGAAGGGTTACATTTTGGTTCAGGCTACTTTATGGCGAGATGCAAAAGATGCTGCACCAGCCGTTTCTAACATTGCATTTGGATCTAGGGAAACTTACATTCCAAATATGAAAAAGTTTTATTGCGAGGATACAGCTACATCCAGCTTAGGTCGCGCAATAATTTTGCTTAAAGGATCTGATAAAACTGCAACTAAAGACGATATGAGAAAGGTTGAAAATGCACCGGTCAGAAATCTCTATGGTAAATCTGGTAATTCACAAACTATTGAAACTGCTTTACGAAAAGCATTTAGTGATGATGACAAACCAACTGATCCGAAAGCGTGGTCGGTTGGAGAAGTTGTCGAAACAATTACACAGAACAAACCTAAACAACAAGAATGCTCACATGGCTTGATGATTCTAAAAGAGGGAACATCAAAAACAGGTAAGCCATATTATGGCTATGTTTGCTCTGCACCTAAAGGAGAACAATGCGATGCTCGCTGGCATAAACTTACAGCTAACGGAATATGGTTTTACGAAGGAGGTGAATAAATGGGTTATGTAGAGATTATCGATGGCTCTGGCTTAATGGCAACGATTGAAAACGATGCGATCAAAGTAGAGCCAACGACAGTTCATTGCGACTTATGCAACGATGACAGATTACTTCATGAGGGCGATCTGCTTCGATGCTATTCCTGTCATTCAATCAATCGGATTCCATAGTGCCGAATTACGAATACGAATGTGATGGCGAGGGATTAAGTATTCTATTGGATCTTCCAATGGAGCACGAAATCCCCCGTTGTCAAGTATGTGGTGCTAATTTGAGGCGTGTTTATACAGCTGTTCCAGCAATCTTTAAAGGATCTGGGTGGGCTGGTAAAAGTGGTTAAATTTAAATGTAATGGCTGCTCTGGGAATACTGAGTTTATCTGGCTTGAAGGTTATTCCGCAGCTGATGGTTTTAGAGTGTATCAATGCCTGCGTTGCAATTGCGTTGGAACAAAGAACCTAGCAGAAGCAACTGACACTCAAGAGCCTGTCATTCGATGCACTAAATGTGGATCATGGCAGTTTGTAGATCAGGTCTGTCATACATGCGAATTGATAGCAACTAAGTGAGCGAGGCTGGTTATGATCACAACTGGATTGATCAATACAACATTGTGCCATTCTACGACACGCCTTCTGACCTGCGGTTTTGTTAATGGATTTGACTTGACATGCTACCCTTAAACGCAAATTCGCTTTCAGAGCGAAAGGGCGATCTGCGAAGCAGAAAGATCGCAAGGTTTGGTTTGGTGATATCTCTGTTCATTGCCTTAAACATAGCCTTTCTAAAAGATGATTCCGTTGCTCAAGATAGAACTAATCATTACAGACAATGGGCTTTCATACAGCTTAATGATTTAGATCAATTCTATTGTTTAGATGAATTGAATTTTAAGGAAAGTAGATGGAATCCAAAAGCCCGGAATGGTAGTCATTATGGTATTCCGCAAGGCAGATCTAAATGGTTATCTACTGTTGATGGATACAAGCAAATTGATTGGCAATTAAAATATATTAAAAAGCGGTATTCAAATCCTTGCAATGCTTTAGATCATCATAAGATTAAGGGATGGTATTGAGTAAATCAGCGTTAAGAGATAGCGGATCGACCAGACAATGGCGAAACATTAGACAAAGAATACTTAGGAGAGATGGTCATATCTGTCAATACTGTGGGCAAGAAGCAGATACAGTTGATCATGTGATACCAAGAAGGCTAGGCGGATTAGATAGCGATGACAATCTAGTTGCAAGTTGCAAACGATGTAATTTATCTAAGGGTGGGCGGTTTTTTGTGAGCAAGAGAACAC